TATTCCCTGAAGCCAGGCACAAGTTTGATGCCATGCAGGCAATTGATGAGTATGCGAAAGCGAAGGGAGCACCACCGAAGGTGATTAGAACTGACGCTGAGGCGCAAGAATTATTATCAGCCGAGTCTCAACAGGCTGCCGCAGCTAATCAAGCAGCAATGGCGGCTGAGGCTGCCAACACAGCAGCGACGTTGAGCAAAGCTGAAATATCAGAAGACAATGCGCTCGGCGCCCTTGCCGGTGCTGGGCCACAGTGAGGATATAGATTATGCCCAATATTACAGCAGCAGGAACATACACAAAGGACACCAGTGGCTTTAGCTTCCTGACGTCTTCGGGAGGGTCAAGCAGAACCTTGTTGATTGACGGTGACAGCAGTGTAGACATTAAGCTCAAATACACTGATGATGCCGGCACAGACCGAACTCTTGAGAACGGCACGATAACTTCTTTACCCAAAAGCATAGAGATCGGTGTGCTCGCGAAGGATCTTAAAATTGTTGTTGGTGGTTCACCTACATTGATCAATGTCACCGGTGGTGGCATTCAAAATGTCAGAGCATAACGAACATCGGCTAGATCGCAGGGAGCGCGAGAAGCGAGGAAAAGAAGCTGAACTACAAAGGCTCAGAGAGTATTCGGCACGGTTGCACAATGACCGTACTACTTTACTTGGAATGCCTGAGTTTCAGCGAGTGATGGCTGATATAGTCGCAAGGAGTGGACTGTTTCAGTCAGTTATGACTGGTAACTCGATGACGTATCACAAGTCGGGACGCCAGGACTTTGGGCGCGAGATCTTTGAAGACTTCTTGAAAGTCGATGTGGATCAATCGTTCGAGATACTGAAACCTAAAACGGAGAAATAATTCGATGGCTGATGAAAACGACAACGGACAGAATGACACCAGAACCGAAGGCGGATCTGAAGCCGACGACACTCTGCTGAGTGGAGGCGATGTTAATCAGGGCGGCGATCAGGGAACTGATGGCAACCAGGAAGGCAAAGCTGACAACCAGGGGGGTGAAAAAGCTGGGAAGGAAGAGGGCAGCGAAGATGGCGGCTCGGTTCCTGAAGGTGAGTATGAGCTTGAAGCTCCTGAAGGCCTGGATATGGATGCGGGACTTGCGTCTCGTGCTCAAACCACGTTTAAGGAACTTGGCCTAACGCAAAACCAGGCTACATCACTGAACAAAATGTTCGGTGAGCATGTAGCGGAGATGCAAGGGCAAATGTCTGATAACTTCACCAACCAGTTAGATTCCTGGGTGAGCGAACTCAAAGCCGATAAAGAAATTGGTGGCGACAAGTTTGATGAGAATGCTGGTGTTGCAGCGAAGGCAATCGAGAAATTCGGTTCGCCTGAACTGAAGCAAGTGCTAAACCAGACGGGTATGGGCAATAACCCTGATCTGTTTCGGTTCGCACTGAACATCGGCAGACATCTCATCGAGGATAATCCAGGAACAGGTAGTCCTGCTGGCACTGAAACGTCGATGCAAGATCGTTTGTATGGAAAGACGACTTCAGATTCAAATGGATAAACATTCTGTCAACAAACACAGGGATTAAAATCTCATGGCAACTTTAAATCAATCATATCCGACGCTGTTAGACCTGGCGAAGCAATCGGACTACACAGGGACTGTTGTGGCTGACATCATTGAGATGCTGGCTGATACAAACCTGATACTCCAGGACATTCCTTTCATGGAGTGTAACAACGGCACGAAGCATCTCACGACGATGCGTTCGGGCATCCCACAACCAACATGGCGGCGCTTGTACGAGGGTGTGCAGCCTCTAAAGGGAACTAACGTACAGGTCGAAGACACCTGTGGCATGTTGGAATCCTGGTCAGAGGTCGATGCCAAGCTGGTTGACCTGTCGAACAATCCGCGTCAGTTCCGACTGAACGAGGCGACTGCCTTCATCGAAGGCATGAACCGCGAGATGGCGGATGCGTTGTTCAACGGTGACACCGATACTGATCCTGAGAAGTTTATGGGCTTCGGGCCTCGCTTTGACAGCACGACCGCTGATAATGGCGGCCAGGTTGTTCTTGGCGGAGGTTCTGGCGCAGATAACACCTCGATTTGGATGGTAGTGTGGGGGCCAAGAACCGTTCACGGCTTGTATCCGAAAGGATCAAAAGCTGGACTTTCCCGCGACGACAAAGGCAAGACCACGAAGGAAAATAGCAACGGGTCTTTGTACGACGTCTTCCGCGAGAAGTTCACCTGGGACGTTGGACTCACAGTTCGAGATTGGCGCTACGTTGTGCGGATCGCGAACATTGATGTGAGTGCGATGGCCGCAGGCAGTACAGACGTGCTTGGGTTATTGCGTCAGGGCTATTGGAAGCTGAAGCAGCGACAGATTACCGGTGGAAGAGCCGCTATCTATGCGAATGCTAATGTTTGCGAGGCTTTGGATGCACAAACCACACCAACCATGAACAGTGGCGGATCAACTGTTGCTGGCAACATTCGCCTGTCTCGTGCTGAGGCTGATGGCAAAGAGGTCATGGCTTATCGTGGCATCCCGATCCGTGAATGCGATGCTATAGGCAACGCTGAAGCCATAGTGAGCTAAGGAGTAAATCATGATATTAGATACAGAAAACTTGTTCTCTGATGACCAAGCTATAACCACGACCGCTATCTCTGACAATGTGATCGACCTGCAATCGGCGTCTATCCTGACGTCGCAGGACGCACCTTCGGGGATCAACATCGGCCCTGGTGAAGGCAACTTCGTTGAGATAATCGTTCAGGTAACCACAAACTTCGCTAACGGCACTAATATTGTTGCTGCCCTGGAGAATGACGACGACGTTACGTTTGGTTCACCGACTGTGATTGCCACTGGCACCACAGTCTTGACAGCCGATGCGGTTGCCGGAAAACAACTCCTGGCGTTGCGTGTCTTGCCTACTGATCTGACTGAACGGTACATAGCGATTCGCTACACCGTGAGCGGCACTCACAATGCCGGCACAGTGACAGCGGGTGTAGTATCTGCAAATCAGACCAACAAGTAGTTAAGCGACAAAAGACAGCGGGTGGGAGGCATTAGCCTCCCGCTTGCTTTCCCAGGAGCGGCACATGGCAAAGCATAAATACGAGATTTGGAGTTCTGGTGTAGTGCCAGATCCTAATACGAATCGCAATCGAATGGTTCGGAAGGGCGAGTACCTCATCGTTGATGAGAAAATTCCCGACGATAAGCTGTCACCACACCTGAAATATCGTGGCAAGGTGGCAGAGAAGGCAACTAAGAAGAAGGTAGCTAAGAAGAAGGTCAAGAAGAAAACTTCGTAGCTGATCTGATAACGAGGATGGGTAATGGCATATTCAGATACTGCTATCTGCAACCTGGCATTGACAAGGTCGAGAGTTGGAGAGATCGGAGACATTAATGAAAGCAGTGCCGAGGCGTCTAAGTGTCGCATACTGTTTCCGATGGCTCGCGACTATGTGCTGGCAAAGTATCCCTGGAGATTCGCGAAGCGAGTCAAGGCGCTTGCACTAACAAGCACCACAACACCACCAGAGTGGCAATACGAATACGATTATCCTGATGAGGCTTTAAGGGCACTTTACGTTCTTCCTGCCGGTGTTGGGCAGCAATTGCTGAGAAACGTCGGCTATATCGAGTTTGACACTGAACCATATGAGGTTTATTCGTCGGATGACCAGCAGACCAAAGTCATCGGCGCCAACCAGGAAGAGGCTTACCTGGCTTACATACGTCGCATCACCAACAACGCTTTGTTCAGTGACCTATTTGTCCAGGCTATTGCCTGGTGGCTGGCCGCTGAACTGGTGCTGCCATTTGGAGGAGACTCATCAGCGGATTACAGAAAGGTCGCCCTCAATGAGTTCAAAATGGTGATGGCAGAGGCTGCTGCTGCTGACGCGAACCAAGCAAAGAAAGCGCCCAGGGCTTTGCCGCGCAACCTTCAAGCCGCTGGCAGCGACATGCGTCCTCGGCACTATTACTACAACGGACAATTTTATCGGAGCGCCTGATGCCTCGCGATTATCAACCATCGTTTACCGGAGGGGAGATTGCGCCGGCACTTCATGCAAGATCCGATCTTGCCCGATACCACAGCTCTCTTGCGAAGTGTTACAACTGGTTTGCGCATGCACAGGGTGGCATTAGCACCAGGGCTGGTTTCCGTTTTGTCTATCAGCACCCTGCTCAGAAAATCATGCGGATGATTCCGTTTGAGTTCAACACTGATCAGGTTTATATGCTGGCTTTCTCTGATTTAGAAATGCGCGTCATACTAAAGAATCCAGGCCAAGATCCAGGTGTTGTTCTTGAGGATCCTTCTTTTGTGGTGTCGGCAATGGTCTCCGCTTCAGGAAATACGACAATCACAGCCACTGGTCATCCCTTCATTAACGGCAACGAGATCTATATAGCCGGCACTAACACCAACCTGGACAACCGTTTATTCATCATCCACTCCGTAGCAGGAAACGATTTTCAAGTTAGCGATGAGCTTGATGCCGCCTATGTCTCTGGAGGTACAGCCGCGCGCGTCTTTGTTCTGACAACTCCGTATTTAGAAGCACATCTGTTTGATCTTAACTTCACTCAATCAGCCGACGTTATGACGATGGTGCATCCTGAATATGTCATTCGAGAGATCTCCAGGACTGCCCATGACGCATGGTCGATTGCTACAGTAACTTTCGCCAGTGGAATAGCGCCTCCAAGCAATGTTACCCCAGCCAGTGTTGGGTCAGAAACCACTCCCACTAGTGATGCGCAGACTTTCCGATATGTGGTCACCTCGGTGGCTGAAGGCGGAGATGAGTCGGTGGCATCTTCAATTGTACGAACCAGGTTCTCAACAACAAGAACCGACACTCTCGGAACAGCTCTTACTTGGACTGCGGTTGCTCAAGCGGAGTATTACAACGTCTACAAGGAAGTTTCGGCCAACTCTGAGACGTTCGGCTTTATTGGTGAATCAGAGGCTTCAGGTCGTTCATACACGATAACTAACATTACAGCTAGTGCTACTCCAACGATCACTTTGTCGACGAATCCAGTATTTAGCGAGCACGAACTAATCAGAATCACCGGCATTACTGGGGATCCGATTTACCAGCAGTTTAACAATAAATTTTGGGTTGTTGAGCCAAATTCTACTGGCACGACATTCACTATGAGGACTTCGGTAAGCACGAGTGGTGCCCCGGCGTTTGCGGGTGGTGGCACGGTCACCGTCGAACCCCAGTTCGCTGACTTTATGCTTGGGCCTGATTCTTCAATAACACCTCCAATTGATAATGATCCGTTTGATGCTGTTGACAAATATCCCCGTGCAGTGACTTACCATCAGCAGCGGCTGTCGTTCGGCGGCAGCAAAATCTTGCCGCAAACTTTCTGGATGACCAGGACGGCTGACTACAACAATATGGATTACAGTCGCCCCAGGCGTGCAGATGATTCCATTACGATCGGCATAGCTTCCAGCCAGGTCAACGAGATTCGGCATGTGTTGTCAATGGAAGACTTTATGGTAATGACCAGCGGAGGAGTCTGGGCGATCAAGTCGGACGACACCGGCGTTTTGAAGCCGAGCAATGTTCGAGCAGTCCGTCAGGGATCGAGGGGCTGTTCATCCGTCAGGCCTTTGATTGTTGGCGGCACTGCTCTCTTCATACAAAGCGGTGAAGCTCGTGTTCGAGATCTTCGCTATACGTTTGACGTCGACAAGTTTACCAGCAGCGATCTTTCGATCATGGCGGAGCACCTGTTCTATGGGCATACAATCACAGACTGGTGTTATGCAGAAGAACCTTACTCGATCATTTGGGCTGTCCGTGAAGATGGTGTAATGCTGGCTCTTACATACATTCGTGATCAGCAAGTGTGGGGCTGGTCACAACATGAGACCGATGGAGACTTCGTGTCTGTCTCTTCTATTCGCGAAGGCCAGGAAGATGCCGTGTACGCTACGGTTAAGCGAGGAACCGAGTACAGCGTCGAGCGCCTTAATGAACGACGATTCACGAATGTGCGCGATGCGTTCTGCGTCGACTCAGGCCTGACTTACCAGGGAGATACGCATTCCATCACGGCAATTGATAAGTCATCTGCATGCAGGGTGACGTCAGCAGGGCATGGTATTTTGGTCGGCACCTACATCTTCATTCGAGGTGTCGTTGGCATGACTGAGGTCAATGATCGTCAGTACAAAGTTGCGAACATCACAACTAACTCATTTACGTTACAGGATGAGGATGGTCGTGACATCAGCAGCAGCGTCTTCAAGGAGTACACAAGTGGCGGAACTATTGAGGTTTGTACTCCCACTCTCAGTGGACTGGAGCACCTTAATGGCAAGACTTGTGTTGCGCTTGCAGACGGCAACGTCATCGAGAGCCTGGTGCCGGCAGATGGCAAGCTGACACTTGAACCACAGGTTCACAAGATACACATCGGCCTGGGCTATAACTGCGACTTCGAGACATTGCCTATCGACTTCCAGCAGGAAACGGCTCAGTCGCGCAAGAAGGCTATTTCAAGACTTGCAATGCGTGTTGAGAAAACGCGCGGCCTATCTGGTGGAAAGGATGCTGACACCCTTTATGAGATCAAGGATCGTACAGCCTCAGATGAATACGGTGATCTGGAATATTTCACAGGCATTCGGTATCTGGATATGAATATCCCCTGGACAGACGACGGACAGATTTATGTTCGCCAGAGCTATCCGTTGCCAGGCACGGTGCTTGGTATTGTTCCAGAGGTGGTGGTGGTAGGGTGAGCGGCTACGTTCAGAAAGCCAGGGCATCAGACATACTGTTTATTGCTGGTAGCATCCGCAGTGATGATCGACGTGAGATCGAGGCGATGTCAACACTCAGTCCCACTCAGGCGCTGTGGAGGTCGTATCGAATGTCTACTAGCTGTTGGACAGGGTTCGTTGATAACGATCCGATCTTGATGTTTGGTGTTGCACCATTAACTGTTTTAGGTGGAGTTGGGTCTCCCTGGTTGATTGGCACTGACGCTATATTGAAAGTAAAGCATCAGTTCCTGAGAATGAATGCCCAGTTTGTTGAGAAGATGAACGAAACATATCCTGTGCTACACAACTATGTCGACGTAAGGAATACTCACTCGGTTCGTTGGTTAAAGTGGCTAGGTTTCAAGTTTGATGATCCGGTAGAGTATGGGCTTAATGGCGAAAAGTTCTACCCGTTTATGAGAGAGAGAGGACAGCATAATGTGCACATCAGGACAGAAGTTCGATTTTGAAGGCTTTCGCCCAGGGAACGTAACCAAGCAAGGGGCTAGTCATTTTAAACATGTGAACAAGGGCATGACTACTGGCGATTTTCGCGGGATCATTGAAGATGCCGGTCAAACTACGGGCGATCTGTTCATGGGTCGCATGAAACGCAAGCAGCAGCAGCAGGATGCTTTGCCTGGAGACCCGCATGCCGAAGCGAAACCAGACCAGAGTGGGACAGCCAGGAAAAGAGAGCGTGTCAAGCGACAGAGAGGGGGGGAGACAATCATGGGAGGTATGTACTGATGTGTATCCCAGTTCTAGCGGTATGGGGAGCTTCGATTTTGGGAACCACAGGCACAGCCGCTGCTACTAGCTTTGCGGCTTATGCGGCCGGCACAGCCGCTGCGGCTTCTATAGCCAGCGGCGTAGTAGGCGCATACGGTTCGTTACAGCAGGGTAAGTTCCAGAGTAAGATTGCAAAGAATAACGCGATTGTAGAGAAGCAAAAGCGTGATGATGCAATCGAGCGTGGCAAAACTGAAGAGCAAAACTATCGGCGCCAAATTGCAGGTGTAAAGGGTGAACAACGAGCTGCGATGGCAGCGAACAACCTGAGTCTCGATAGCGACACACCTATGGGGATAATAGAAGACACCGCACAGTTCGGTGAAATGGATGCACTAACCATTCGTGCTAACGCTGCCAGGGAGGGTTGGGGGTACGACGTCTCGGCCTCGAACGCTTTGGCTAGTTCAAAGATGCACAAGCAGGCTGGCAGATTAAATGCGGCAGGTACTGTACTGTCGACTGCCAGCAGCGTTGGCAGCATGTGGAAGCCGAAGCAGTAGTGGCAACAAAAGACCAGAAGGGGAAGAATTAATGCCTACCGTACCAGTTATGAATGCTCCAAGAGTAAAAGCTACAGGCTATAGCGGTAACCTGTCGGTAGACATACCTAGAGGTGCGTTCGGAGAAAACATTGCGGCTGGTCTGGAAGACGTCAGCGGAGAACTGGCTAAGACCGCTGACCGCTTGTTCACCGAGGATGGTGAGACACAAGCGAATGAGCGCATGTCGGCTGCTCGTCGTGAGGTGCTTGCACTTGGCACTGATGATGGTGGCTTTTACTCACTAGAGGGTGGCGCGGCTGTAGATGCTTATCCAGGCTATTTGGACGAAGTCTCTAAGATCTATAAGAAGCACGGAGATGGGCTGCAAAATTCCGTTGGACAGAGGAAATACCAGAACGACTCTGAGGCATACATGCTGCGCGAGGATGAAGAGGGTTCCAGCTTCGTTGCTAAAAATCGCAAAATTCACCAGCTAAATGTGCGCAAGGAAACGATCGAGATCAACCAGGAGGAGATGGCCGCACATCCTTACGACAATGCTCCGATGATGGACAATATAGTTAGTTCTGTGACTGCCGTTGCAATTGCCAGCGGCCTGAACCCAGATGTGCCAGAAGAAGCGGAGATCATCAAAAAGATGGCTCAAGACGCGATCGACGTCGGACATGGCGCTGCTATCGACTCATTTCTAGAGCGCCAAGATCCACAAAACGCTTTACTCTATCTGGAGAAAGCGATTAAAAGCGGTGTAATTAGCGACAACTTTGCAGGAGAGAAGCGATCCGAAGTCGAGGGATCTTTGAACTTGCGTGTCTCGATGGACTTTGTTGACCAGTTCGCCGGCATGGGGCTGACCAAGACCCAACTCAGCAAGAAGATCCGCGATGCTTACCAGGACGGCAGCCTCACAGCCGAACAGCGTGTAATGGCCGAACAGCGAGCTACCTCGTTGGTAACTAACGAGACGGCCAGCCGAACCAAGTACCAGGACTCACTTGAGACGAAGTTTGCAAACTATCTGGAGGCCAATCCTGGCAGCACTCATCAGGATCTTCAGAGGGAGTTTGCATCGGAGTGGGCAACTTTGGATCCTCGTCGACGTGAGTTTTTCAAAGGCGGAACCCTGGATTGGACAGATACAGACGTCCAGACAGAACTTGTGGGTTATCTTGGAATGCCGGATATGAACAGTGAAGAGATCCGCGAAATAATGGATAAATACACCGACGAAGGTAAGTTAGGGTCGACATTTCGCCTATGGATGTTCGATCACATGCAAGCGGGGAAACAAGGTACTTCGGCTGCTGAGAGTGTGGGTGGTACACCGAGGCAGCGATTTGATCTTACGATGGGGAATTTTCTCGAAACGAAACCACAAGCTAGTGCGCCGAAAGCACTATCCCGCTATAAAAAGAAATACGCTGTTCTGCTTGGTTTGTATGAACAAAGGCAGAAGGAATGGCTAATAAACAATCCACGATTTAAAACAGTTCCAAATAATGATCTTGACGAGATGCTGCTTAATTTACAGTGGGGTTACACCAGGAAGCACAAATTAAGCTCGAATGCCTTCGCCCAGGCGACCTGGGGAGATTCGTTCGATAAACGAATTGATGTCACCAGCTACACCGGCGCCGAGCTTGAAGGCGCACAAAACGCACTTATCGAGCGAGGACTGTCCAGAGAAACGATCACAACACGGGAGATCCTGGGCCAATTAAACCTTGAGTACACCTATACTCCTGAAGAGGTCGAGAAGGCGATACTAGAAATGCGGGATGGCAGGGTATCTCCTAACGATCTTACAGCCAGTAACATTGCCAATTGGATTGAAGACTACTCCGGCGAACAAGACTAATGGCACTAGGAGAGACAAACGAAGAAAAACTGAACCGGCTCCGGTCATCAGGGCTGTTTCAGGAATATGAAAAGCCGGCTCCTACGCTCATGTCTGTGCCGGAGCCTTCGCAGCAGCAAAGAGACCTGCCGCAATTACCTGGTGTTGAAGATCCAGCGCAATTACCTGGTGTTGAAGATCCAGAACTACAACTGAATAATAGTTTGCGCTTAGGAATTGGCAAGGATGCCGGCCAGGCTGCCGAGGCTGAACGCCTGGGTCGTGAGCATGGTGTTCCTGCTCCTGCTATTGAGCATAACCTTGATGAGGCCAGGGTTGAGTCCAGGATCAACCAGGTCAACGTAAAAAAGTTGATCAAGGAGGCGCCGACTACGGCTCAGTGGCTATCTAATCCTGACAACTCCGCACAGGCTCAAAATGATATTGAAAGGCTCTCGATTCTGGAGAGGATCTTACGATCTCCTATTCCTGCTGGCGCTGTCAGTGGCTGGGATAAGCATAGTAAGGCTCTCCTTAGACAAAAAGAGATACTGGGGCCAGGCCTCACCGCTGCCGAAAAAGAAGAGTTCGATAGCCTGACTCTCAGTCAGCGGTTAGCCCAGCAAGAGCACGGTGATGATGTGTTCGACTTCTTAGATCCTGGCAGCTATGGGTTCTTT